TGAAGCAGATGCCTGCCCGACTTTCTGGAGATAACCTGCTCCGTTGGACTCAACAAAATCACCCTTGGCGATTGTTTGGCCATCAGCAAGAATCCCGTAAACAACATCCCCACGATTTGGTATCCAACAACGGACCACATCTCCGGTAGCGTAGGCATCATCAATGCCCTTACCCTGAAGAGCATCTTCAATAGCGAACATCGGAAGAGCGGGATGACCTGCTCCGTTGTGAACCAGAATCTTACCATCACTTCCAAGTTCTACGAGGCAACCGGGATAAATGGTCGCTGCACCAGCAACATACTCCTCAAAAATATTGGAGTAGTTCTTCAAAATAACTGTATTCTTTGCAGTCATGATCATTCCCTCCCTTATTCAATATCAATTCCAGCAGGAGTCAGAATTTCATCTGGAGAACCTGCGTTAATTATCGGAGCTGCCCCACCAAGTGAATAATCCACCGGGGCTTCCTTCTTACCTACGGATTTATGAATCCTTGAAAGGACATCATCATCCATCTTTCCAAGCACGTCATCAGTCCATGTACCCTGTTCGGTATTGGCCTGAATCTCTGAGATCATCGTCCGCTTCTTCTCCGCACGCATATTCGCAACAAAGGCGAGGTCTGCTTCCTGCTGCGGAGTAAGCTTGTTCACTTCAATTTTCTTCTCAACTTCCTTCACAACCTCAGTGGGTTTCATTTTGTCCAGCTGGGCTTCGGAGCAAGTCTGAAGAAATTCCCTGTCATCTTCGGTCCAGCGGCCCTGACTGTTGGCAATCAGATCATCCACTTTTGCTTTGATGCAAGGAGCGCATTCTTTGCTCATGTTTACCTCCTTTTTGTTAGTACTTAAATTATTAGTCACATATTCCACCTTACGATGGACTTCAACAGGATTCCCTACCAATTCGATTTTCCCACTCTCATAGGAGTAATCCTGTTTATACATTTTGGCTCCATCACTGGAACTCTTTACATATACCAAGTATGAATCATACATTTCTTCCAAGTAACAATATGAGTCTTTCGACTCAAGGCCCCGTAAAACAGTATAGGCCGCATCCATTCTTTCCCGAAAACTTGCGTCTGCATAATCTCCGATAGTCCGTGGGACCACTCCCTGCCGGTTAAGAGCTAATACGAGGTCTCTCCCTTTAATTACCCCATCAACTTGTATTTCCATTGTATTATCTTTATTGGTTCGAATCCCACAACCATCTGCACAGGAGCAAGCCCCTACATATTCAGTGAGAATTGCAAGATGGTCCGGGCGATAATTATAAGCTACTGCTTTATACTCTTCCCCATTCCAAGTCCCTTCTTCATCTTGCTCTTCACTAAATACCCCAACACTGACTTCAATCAGTTTGTTATTAAGGATATCCTGTAGAATCTCCGGGGCTATTTCATTCAATTTATCCTCATCCAGCCATGCTTCAGCCTTTAACTTTAAACCATCTACAGTAGTATTGTAAACTTTACCTACTGAACGATTATCAATCACATCAGGGGCATTAGCAGAAATAGGTGTACCATCTTTATCCTCCGGGTGATCTATCACAACAGGAATACCATTCCACGCTGCAGGAATCTTACCAAGCTCATCTATCTTATGAAGTAGTGGACCATGACTCCCACTATGAACTCCCTCTACCATCATAACCACAGGAACAATATAATAAGGCTTTTCCTGATGGACAGTAAGAGTCACCTCATAATCAGAATCTGGTTTATTCTTATAAATAGCGTATTCACCGCTATTTGTATTTACTACACCATTGGCCTGTTTAATAGCCTTTGGAGCACATTCCTCATCAGTCCCACCATCCTTCATACATTTAGCAAGAACAGCATTTGCAATGCGAACCCATTGCTTCTTTTTCTTGTCGGACAAACCTTTCTTGTGCTTATCCACATCATTTATGTCCCACATAGCATTACCCTTCCATATTTATTTTACTTGAGTATGTTTGTAATAATTCTTTATATTTAAGAGGATCAATCACCTGAATATTTATTTCAGGATAATCCAATTGAAATAAATCAAATCTACTTTTTGCATCTTTTTATCCTCCTACTTTACGTTATATTTTTCAAGTTCTTCAATATACGGAAGTGCTATGCATCTACACTGTGGATGAAGTGGAATCATTGGTTCTATTTCATCCAATGTAAAAATCTTCCCTTCCAGACTTGCACATCTATCACAAACTCGATCATCCCCTGCTGTTTTCCATTCTCCTTTCACAGTAATTCCCAAAACCCCCCAATTTCGATATTCTTGTATAGTAGCTAAATGATGTGCCCGGATAGTTTCTGTACGAGCCAGAATTTCGGCTCTCCGTTTGGCAGGAATAAACCTACCTAATGTATCTGTTATCCCTAAAGAACCCATATTTGTACCATCAATAGTCGCTACCAATTTTCTCGCTAGTAAGCGAGGAGCATCCCCATCTATCAATCCCTGCGCTAATATACGACTTATTTGTGAATCCATTGCTTCCGTAATACCTTTTAAATCAGTAAAGACTCTAGTAAAAATAAGTCCCACCCGATCTAAATGGAAAGGGGTCCCCATAACTATCTCAATTCCCCCGGAATCATCAATAGAAGGTATCTGCATTCCCTTGTTTATCATCTCGTACCTAGCCCGCATTACCCCTCTTTTGTAGGAATCATATATGTATTTATTCATCCATATAGATTCTACTGAAGCTCCCACTTGAGACATATCCACGACAGTCACTAATTCAGCATTTATCTGCTTCTGTAACCAATCCATAAATTTTGCCACTTTTTCAGAGCTACGAGCAAAGGCAAAAGCCTCTCTGGCCGGAGGTACTACTTGTAACGTATGCGGGCGATTCTTCAGTCCAAAACAATCATTTTTGTAAACTCCCGTAACTACTCCTGCCATAATAGCTTTAAACCTACGATTCATATCACTTGCAAAGAGATTTCGCAAAGCAGTGGTATGAGTAGGGTCATAATTCCTACGTTGAACTTCGGTATATGTAGTAACAGTAGGCATCATTTCTTTACTGGTTTAGGCTTTGTTGAGGCAGGTTTACCTGTCGCTGGCAATGGAGCTGGTTCTGGCTCCTCCAAGCTCTCTACTATCTTATCATAAAGTTCTTCCTTGCTAATCATTTCATCACGAAGTTTCGTAATGTAGTTAATCTGCTCTGTATTTAAACCAAGACAGAAAGCAAAGAAAGCATCCGGAGGCAGGATTGTTTCAGCCATCGGAGTATAAGTATATTCCCGAATAGCGGTTGCCCTAGATTTACCAATATCTACACGAGCTTTCTCACTGAGTGAATATAGATCGTTCCACTTTATAGAATAATTTCCCGTAACCGGAGCTGGTAAAATTCCATATTGAATCAAAATATCTATAAGCGGACGAACTATATCTGGTTCTGCATGATCTTCCCGACGGGCCTGTACATACTCTTTCCACTCGGATGAGTCCTGTGAACTAGCAAGTTCCCCACGTTCACTCCCCATAAGCACTCGCTGAGGAATGCCTGTTACAGCAGAAAGACAAGCTATCTGTACTTCAAAATGCTCCTTTGGACTAGCTATCTGCTGCTGAAGAGCCTGTATATCAATTCCTTCGTTTATCAGAAAACGACGGAGATTATTTTCATATTCATTTATTTGCTGAAGCAAATCCTCTCTCATTTCTTTGGTGAGAGTATAATCATCAGCTACTTTACCTTCATACCCTGGTCTAGCTCCCCTCCAAAACATTTCCGCATCACCGCCGACTAATTTTTCAATATCCATCAATCGGTTATAAATCCCTTCCAAACGAGGAGTTCCATATACTTCAGACTCCAAAGGGTCATCGGTGACATGAATCACTCTGGAATAATGTACCTTTACATCAGTAGTCCCCCCATTTGCTTCTTTAACAGACATAGTATAATATAAAGGCAAGCCGTATCTTGGATTGGTAGGATTTGTTTCCAATTCCAAAATAGCTGCACTACTTTCACTATATGGTTTTACATAGTGTAATTTTCTTTGACCATCCTTTACGGGTTTAGCAAACGCCTCCCGACTTGTCACATCGTCTAATCCTAACAATAAAACTCCATAACGACCTAAACCAGTCAAACGATCCAACCTAGCCAGTTTAGTTTTAAATTTCATTTTACGATCCAATTCTGCCCAAGCCGTTTCAAAAACGGTATCCTCCTGCTCTTCCATTTCCACAAGTTCCAAAGCTCCCTGCCAAGTAGCTCGTACCGGACGATCAATCACCGCCTTGGCGATGTCCTGCCTTCTATATCTAGAATAAAATTCTGAGAACTTGATCTCTCCAGAGGGATACCCCAAAGCCCTATACAAATCTCGTTCTCCATCATATTGGAATCCTAGTAAAGAGGCTAACATTCCTCTATTCAAAAGTG